CGCCTCTGGCATGTCCAGTATCGACAGGCTCTTGTACCCGTCCCCGGTGCAAATCCACCCCTTGCCTGCGGATCGAGTGTCAAAGCCTTGCACACCCAACAGCGAGTCGCCCTGCTTGACCTCCGCGCCCGCAGGCAACTCGAAGCAGTAATGTTCGCCTCCACCTACCGTGGTCTGCAGCTGCGCCGCCTCCCAGTCAAGCACCACGCCAAGGGCCGCGTTGACCATGTCGCGAGTGACACCTTTATACGTGTCCAGATCGATGACCACCCGACCTGCTGGGATAACAGCGCCCAGATTCTCAGCACGGGCTAACTGCTCCGGGGTATAGACAACCGTGTGCCAGTCTTGTCCGCGTGGGATGGCGGGGTGCTTCGACCACTTCTTTTTTTCGCTGTCGTAGGCTTTACGGACGGGGAACAGCTGCATTTTATTTGTCACTGACCGGCTCCTTACAGATATCGACGGCGCGGAAGGTGCCGCCAGTGAGCGTCTCGATTTCGATAGCGCGTTGCGGCGGAATGCGCTCGTCCTTAATCCACTGGGAGACGGCGGACGGCGCAACGCCAAGGGCCGTGGCCGTGGCGGTGGTGCCCCCGAGGTGCTTGATAATTTCGCGTATCATAAGATTTCCCTGTTGACGTGGATGTGAAGCGTAGCTTAATATCGCTACTCAACACAACACCTAAAACAGGAAAATTAAAATGTTAGAGACAAAGATTGCAGAACTCACCGCACAGATCGCCGTGCTGATTGAAGTGCTCCAAGCGAACGCCAAAACGGCCCAACCGCAGCAGGCCGTAAGGCAACTGCGCCAGCCCGAACAGCCCACTGCCGCACCCGCTGCACCCGCCGCACCGAAGAAGGTGGACGCGCCGACCCCCACCAAAGCAGAACCTGACACTGACGCCGACTCTGAAGTCACCATCGACATGCTGCGCGACATCTGCATGACCATCACACGCCCAGACGCCAAAAGGAAACCCGAGGTGGTGGCGATAATCTCCAGTTTTGGAGGTGCATTAAAAGTACAGGACGTGGCGGTGGCTGATCGTAAGGCGCTTCTCGAAAGGCTGAAACTACTATGAGTATTCACGCGAAACTCAGTGCGTCAGGCGCACACCGTTGGCTCGCCTGCCCCGGCAGCGTAAAGGCCGAGGACGGGATACCCGACACCACCAGCACGTTCGCCCAAGAGGGCACCGCCGCGCATGAGCTGGGGGAGATAGCGTTGGTGGGAGGGATGGACTGCGCCGACCTGATCGACATGCAGCTGCCAGAGAACAACGCCTACACCGTGACGCCTGAGATGGCAGAGGCGGTGCAGATGTACGTGGATGTCGTGCGGGAGCTGGGCGGGGAGCAGATGTATGAGGAGCTGGTGGACTTCAGCGAGTGGGTGCCGGAGGGGTTCGGAACATCGGACGCGATAGTGCTCAACGAGACCAAGATGAGTGTGGTGGATTTGAAGTACGGCAAGGGCCACCGGGTAGAGGCGCAGAACAACATGCAGGGGGTGCTCTACGCGCTGGGCGCATACTCTGGCTACGGACACCTGTACGACATCAAGACCGTTGAGATCATCATCGTGCAGCCCCGACTGGATCACATCAGTGTGTGGGAGATTACGTTAGACGAGGCGCTGAAGCTGGGCGAGTGGATAAGCCAGAGGGCCGAGATGACGCAGGACGAGCACGCGCAGCGCGTACCGGGTGAATCCCAGTGCCAGTGGTGCAAGGCCAAGGCAACGTGCCGCGCACTGCAAAAGCACACGCATGACGTGATCGCGACTGACTTTGACAATTTGGACAAGCTCAGTAACCCGGACTCGTTGAGCGATGAGGAGCTACGCGCTGCGCTGGATGCCAAGAAGCTGGTGGTCAGTTGGCTCGACGCGGTGGAGACAGTCGTGACGCAGCGGCTGGTGTTAGGCGATGGGTTTGACGGGTACAAGATGGTGGCGGGTCGCAGCTCACGCAGCTGGATTGACGAGGTGCAGGCAGCCGCGGTGCTTGAGTCAGCGCTAGGCGTAGGGGCGTGGGAGCGCAAGCTGACCTCCCCTGCCAAGGCGGAGAAGTTGCTGGGCAAGAGTAAGCT